ATAAATGAAATAATAGAAAAACATAACAAAAGTATAAAACTACTTAAAGAATTAAAAATCTCACTAATAATAGAAGAAAGAAAAGGTGTACATAATGACACGTAAAGACTACAGAGTTATCGCAGACGCTGTGATAGAAGCATACTACAGAGAAATAAAAGATTTCAGAAGTACTTCACATACAGCATCTACGATGAATATATTAAGTAAAAAACTAAACAGCGCATACTCTAACTTCGACACAGGAAAATGGCACGCATACATACAAAAAGAAATAAGAGAAAATTAACATGACTCAAGAAATCAGAGAGCGTCTTAAGATACTCGAACATGAGATTAGTACCTTACAAATGGAGAAATACACCTTAGATTGTGAGCTACAATCTAAAGTCCCTACTCAATACTCCAAAGGCGACATCTTATTGTGGAGACCTATAGACAGAGCCGATAAGATAGTGAAGGTCGTAGACATAAAACCCCGCCCTAACCGTTGGGCTTACAAAGTCCAAGCCCAATTAAGTAACGGACACGAATACACCATATCAGAGTTCGCTTACGAAGACGACCTCTGGACAATCAAAGAACCAGAACAACGCAAGTACTCCAGAGGTACACGTAAGTCAAAAGTTAAACCTAAGCCCAAGAGTGTAAAGTCACAAACCTTAGACACTAAAGCAATCTTAGAATTACTTGAGAGCATTTAAGTCATTAATTCAAACTCTGAATCAATAGGACACTAAACATATGAACGGCTTAGACTTAGCACTCTTAGTAGGCTTCATAGCACTCTTATATTATGGGCTTAACAACAAGGATTGAGTAGTGCGTAGAATATATCTAAACATAGACCGAGACTTAGACCTAATGCTCAAGCGATACCTTGAACGTCAAGGTAATCCTCACGGACTTAGAGCAGAAACCTTAAGACGCGCTTTACGAGAATTCTTAATTCGCGCTGAACGAGGAAACCATGAACCTAGCATCAGGAAGCTACGTATACTGGAACGGTGAAATACGACAAATCGCAGACATAAGCGATGACCCAGCATACATATGGCTTAACGGTATAGGCAAAGATCCAAACCGAGCATACGCTCCAACATCAGATCTTGAACCCATACCCACAGACTACGAGCTACTGTTAAGTAGTCCTCGGGATTTAACAGATTCCGAATTAAGTCATGCTTTAGATTTACTAGAAAATGCAAAACTTATGAGATCTGACAGACCTCAAGCTCGCAAGAAAGCAGCTGAACGTACACGAGATGACGCGAAACTTTACTCCAAGGAAACTCTAGATCTCCTTAACAGTATATAGGATTTTACTCATGGCATACGCAGATACAACACACACCATAGAATCATCCTTAGACATAGACGTAACCATTCACGCCATAATAAACCCAGTTCTCTTCGCAGGAGATCTAATAAATCCTCCGGAATACCCTCACGTAGAATCCATAACAATTAAACTAGGAGAACTAGACATAACAGAAGAAATAGGAGATCATCAGAAAGCACGATTTGAAGACGACATATTAGCAGACTTCTTAGAAAGGTCTTCCAATGAATAACAGCCATAGTAATTCTGACAACCTTGACCCTAAGATATGGGCTTCAGTTATAAAATCTAAAGCCTTAGAGTCCGAAGCATCACTACATCTCTTCTACGATTTCCACAAAGATGATCCAGAAGTAGTGATATTAAAAGACGTACTCGCTCAACGCATAACAAAAAGTCCACGTGACGTAATGCACTTAATGCTCATAACACTTTTACAAATAATCAGCTCAGACAACTTAGATACTTGGAATGGAGATTCAGATATATGAAAGCCGGAATATATCCAGACGAGCGTGTAATCAAAGTAGACAACTATGCACTAAGCGAGTACAGAACCTGTCCACGAAAGTTCCAACACAGAATCGGTGAAGCCTTAGTCCCTGGCGGCTTCACCTTAACCCCAGATCAAATCAAAACTCCAGATTCCCCACTACTCTTCGGCATAGCAATCCACCAAGCCTTAGACGCACTCTTTATGATGGAGGACATAGATCTAGCAGTAGCCACATTCTTAAAGGCATATCAACCTGTACCAGAAGACACTAAACGTACTCCAGGTCGAGGCGTAAGGCTCATAGAAAACTACGCTAAGCGTTGGCAAGATGAAGACAACACTCTCGACACAGTGCAGAGTGAACTATACTTCGAGTTTGAACTCGGTACAGTCCTAGTCCAAAACGAAAAATGGGCCATAATGTACGGAGGTCTCATAGATAAGATTCTATCCCGTGAAGACAAACTCTTATGCATGGACCACAAAACCTCAACATGGGAGTCACAATACCTAGTACCTTCTCACCAGTTAAGTAACCAATTCATCGGCTACACATGGGCTTGTCAGCAAATACCAGAATACCATAAATGCAACAACTTTATAGCAGACATCTTATTAATGAGCCCTAAAAACGATAGTTTCTATCGTAGTGAACTCATGTTCGATTCCTCAGTAATAACTGAATGGACCGTAGGTATCTTAACCACCTGCCAGAGTATCCTATACATGTACTGCAACGAATTCTTTCCTATGTACGGTAAAGACGCATGTACATCATGGAATCGTTTGTGCCCATATTTCGACATTTGCGGCGCGAGCCATGACTTCCGCTCCACCGTTAAGGGAACACAATACTCCAAATTAACTTGGGACACCTCAGCCCGCTAGAAAGGTAGTAATAACATGATAAACACTACACCCGATTATTGGGATTGTGAGTGTACACACGCGTATATACATACGAAAAAAGACCCTGTATGTATTATCTGCCATGCTACGTCAGATGAATCTCCAGATTCACATGTAAAAGAAGTCACTCACAAACAAAAGGATCTTTAATTATGCCACAACACATAGATATGGCAACCAAACGTAAAGACGCCCCTAAGAAAACACTCATATACGGCGATGTCGGTAGCGGGAAAACCTACTGTCTTCGTACGTTACCTGAGCGTGCTTTACCCGCCTTCATCATAGACATAGACGAAGGCAGTGAAGCCCTAGAAGGAGATTTTGTCGAAGGTACATTCCGAGGCATAATTCCTGATAGACTCGAAACCTCCAAAGGAAAAGAGAAACCAGTAGCATACGTACAAATCAAAGACGCACTACAACGTATCCATAAAACCGATCCTGAGCTTCAACCTAAAACTATAATCGTAGACTCTATGACTCGCCTTTACGGTTCTATCATGGATTACACTATGGCATCTAACAACAAACCATTAGACAGCGCACCTACACAACCCGACTACGGCATTGCAATGCGTTTAACCATAAAGTTCGTTGAAGCATTAATAATGATGCAGAAGAACTTAGTAATCATATGTCACGAGGACTCTAAAGAAAACGAAACAACAGGCATAGTAAAAATAGTCCCATCACTTACGGGTAAGCTCGCTGGTATAATCCCATCATATTTCGACTACGTACTTCATGCCACCGTCAAAGGTCGAGGAGACAAGGCATCATACATATGGCAAACCCGTCCCAGTGGAGTTTACACAGCACGAGTACGCAACCCTAACCTTGACCCTGAAATGCCGCAGAACTTCGACACCTTACTCCCATGAACCCTAAGAAAGACTTTAACCTTCTAGGTAACATCAACAAAGGGTATGCTAAAATGCCTGAGCCAGAAACAATATATTTACCCATATCAGAAGATGACGGATATACTCTACAAAAAATAATAATTAATAATTTAGACAAAGCTAAAGCTAACGGATTCACAGAACTAAGCGAAGTCTTAACTCGTGTTAATATCGCGCTTCAGCACAGCTTGTCGATAGCTACAGAGAAAGGAGAACACCGAGCGCGACATTAACTTTTATTATATCGACATACATTAAGCACTATCACATAACTACCATAAACCATAAGGACACATTAACAATGAGTGAATTATATCAAGACCTACAGTTTGGCAGTCTCGAAAAAGAGAAGAAGAACCTAGAGCGTAGTCTCGAAGCCGGTGAGTACGAACTGACGTTTAGCCGTTGGGCCTACAGAGAGTCCCGTGCCTCTGAAAAACCCGGCATAAACTTCGAGTTCAAAGTCATTAACAATGAAGATCCCGATACCAACGGCTTCACTGTATTTCACTGGTGCTCGTGGGGTACATTCTTCTTCAACCAGGCCATTCTAGCCATATTCGAAGACAAACTCCGTGAACTCGATTCTATGGACCCAGATAGCACCGAGTACGAAGAAGCCAAGCTGGACTTGAACTTTCTCAATATCCAAGAAGATATTTGCCCGGACTTGGACGAAGCCATCGGAAATGAAGTTAAGGCTAAGATCAAGTCAGAGGAATGGAAGAACGAATCCACCGGATCGTCTGGTGTAAGCACTAAGATAGAGAAGTTCATTATATAACCCTAAGGCGTGCAGGGAGACTTAGCACTCTCTTTGCCCGCCTTTTTATCTCTATAGGACTCCAACGCATGGAAGATTCCATAACTCTTCTAGATCCTGAAGCCATTATAGTTCCTGATAATCGTTAACGAAAAGAATTTCCACACCCTAAGCGTCAACAGTTAGCCGCGAGTATTTACGAAATAGGCCAGATCCAACCTATAGTAATAGACGAGAACTATGTATTAATCGCAGGCGAGCGTAGACTCAGAGCATTAAAGTACATTCGTAATAACCC